GTTAGTCGGGGGTTTTTTTGTAGGGTCGGGGCGGCCGAGCGATACCAAAAACGATAGATACTATTAACCTACAAAACTTTGAAAGAGAGCGATATATATTCATGAAAATAAAAAAATTTTTCCCAGAAAAAATTCGCCCAGAAACTCGCACTACTCTAAGTGAGCAGGTATCGTATATTTGGATAACGTTGAGAGAGTTAGTAAGATTTTTAAAACCATGCAAAAAGGTCAACATCTCAGAAGAGCCACCGAAAGGGGCAAATACAATACCGTCCGAGACTTCCAAGAGAAGCAGTATCGAAAGACAAAGAGGTTAATCAAAGAGACTACGAGGAGTCGCCCTAAGACTTCCAGAAGGCGAAAGAATGACACCGCTGCAGTTGAGGCTATCGCCTGGTTGTGTATCGGTATTATTCTTTTGGTATGGAATGTTATCGAGTGGAGCGTTAATATGCTATATAAAGTAACTGTGAGGAATTAGGTATGAATAAGAGACAACTGTATGAGATGGCAGAAGAAGCAGGACTTACAGAGCTTCTTAAAGCTGCCGCTGAATTTGAGCGTGTAGAGTGTGAAAAGATTTGCAAAGCATTTGCAATGAATGAGAGGAGGGTAGAAGTTGCCGCCGCACTAAATAGGGCTGCCGATTTAATCAGATTGCGAGATGGTGAAGTTAGACTTCCTCAACGCAATACACCAAAAGAATTTGTCCCAATGAAGGAGTGATAAAATGTCATATGTATTAAGATGTCCCAACCCATCAAAAATTATTGGAGGTAATGTATATTACTCTGAGCATGGCAGATGGACAGCGGACAAAGAGAAAGCAGTAAAATTCAAAACAAAAAAAGAAGCGGATGCTATGAAGAAGGAGGAAATTAATTCACCTTCTCCGATGAATAAGATTGTATCTGAAAATCTGAATCCAAGAAAGAAAAAGGGGGAGGAATGAAATATACAAGTCACATCGAGTATGACGCAGAGACAGACGAGTTGATGCTACCAATTCCTGACGAGATTTTAGATAGTCTTGGCTGGGACATCGGGGATGTGCTACAATGGGAGTATAATGATGATTCTCTTATTTTAAAGAAAGCAGATGTCTGAGTTTAAATTTAATATCGTTGGAAAAGACGGTAAGATTCTTGAAGATTTAATGTTTGATGATATGGATGCTGTTGCTGACTATATGTTAGATGCAGCAGACAAGTGGTATGCTGGACTACAGGACCCTGGCGATAATATTATTATCGAAAGGATTGAAGATGGCAAAGTAGTATTTGAAGACAAGAGTAGTTTCGGTGGTGAAGATTATGGATACAGTGTTGAAGGAGAGCTTGTTGAAAATCCTATCACAGATGGACTCTCTGTCATCAAGGATAGAGAAGTTGGAGAGTCGTATGAGGCAAGTGCCGAGTGACTTTACGATTCGGTATAAACCACCTGGAGAAGATTACAAGAAGTTAGATAAGGTGTTAGATTCGTTACACGAGCGTCTAAATAGTATTGAAAGTGCAATGGAATAATGCCAGGCGTAGCAGGCAAAGGAGACTTTATTAGCACAGGTCATCTGTGTGATACTACTTCTACGATTGGTGAAGGCAGTAGCAACGTAAAGGTAAATGGGAAACCTGTAGCATTTAAAGGTGCTGCAATATCACCTCATACGATTGAGAGTTTGAGGGGAGTGCAACCTCCTGGCAATCCACCAGGACAAATTTCTACATGTATACCTCATACAACGACCGTGAAGGAAGGTAGCAGCACTGTGAGGGTCAACGGGAAACCCATTGCACGTCAGTATGATGCTGCCGATGAAGGAAGCATCACACAAGGGTCACCAAACGTCAATGCAAACTGACGATTCTGTGCTATAATATTCGAGTTGATACAGAGAAAGCATCATGGCAAAGTCACCAAGTTTCACTAAGAGCGGTTATGTCGCTGGCAAACCCAAAACGACTCGTCAAGGACGGTCAAAGAATACTAAATTGAGTGCTACGGCACGCAACGGTGCTAAAAAGCGTTACAGAGGACAAGGAAGGGGATGAATCAAGAGGCGCATATTAGGGAATGGATTCGCAAACTAGCGGTGTTACGCCCCGAGTTGGGAGGTTTTGCAGTCTGTCCCTATGCCTCTGGAGCAAGTTTTACTATTATTGAGTGTTTAGTTAACGATATCAAGCCTATTGACGGGTTTGATGTCGTTATTTTTGTGATCGAGCGTGAATTAGAGCCTGAAGATGTTGAAGATTGGTGTGAATCTTTGAATATTATCTACCCTGATTGGATATTTTTAGAAGATGCTGCGGAAAAACCATCGTATATTGGGGAAATTCAGACGAATAACGGGTTTTACAACTTAATTCTGATGCAAAACAGAGAAAAGTTGCGGAAAGCGCGTGAAAAACTGGGGAATACCCCGTATTACGACTACTGGAGTGATAACTTTTTGCGTGAAGTGCTTGCGGATGACTATGAGTTAATCGAAAGAAAGGGATAGAAACCCCTATAAAAGTTCTGTTTAACCTTTATGGAGAAAACAGATGGCAAACAATCCAGTACCAGACCACGTTAAAGAGATTATGGAGAAGGAGCACGGGACTTCTGTGCTTATTACTGACCCTAGAGCAGACCAATACCTTGCGAAAGCTCGTAAGATGAAGTATAAGACTCCTGAGAATCGTCTTGAGAGATGGTGTGGTGGTAAGAATGGGTTTGATGATTATGTAGAATGGTTATGAGCGCGACTCCGACATAAGCGCGAAACTCCGTCAGCAACTGTGATAAATACTTTTGACTCGTAGTGGTGTCTCTATGCCCACCTTTCAGACATTTAAGGACGTGATGGTTACCTTTGGTAAGCATCCTAACACTGATGATGTTCTGGTAGCGAAGGATGAGACTGCCATTAAGATTGCGCTGCAGAATTTAGTTATGACACAGAGGGGAGAAAGACCCTTTCAACCACAAATTGGTAGCAGAATTCCTCAATTATTATTTGACATGCATGACTATGCAACTGCTGCTATCATCAATGATGAAATTCGTGACCTTGTTAGACGATATGAGACCCGTGTAAACTTAGTAAATGTAGTTACTGAGCCAAACTTTGACAGTAATTCATACGAAGTTTATATGGAATATGAAATTATAGGCAGAGAGCTTGACTCGGGTCCATTGACAACGGAACTTCTTCTAGAAAGAACGAGATAATCGATGCCTTACTCTCAGTTAAACCAATTAGACTTCGGTAATATCAAGACTGCCCTCAAGGAATACATGAGGTCGCAGACGGATTTTACTGACTACGACTTTGAAGGTAGTGCATTAGCACAACTTATTGATGTATTAGCATACAATACTTACTACACAGCATTCAACACCAACATGGTGGTGAATGAAATGTTTTTGGATTCTGCTACTCTGCGTGATAATGTAGTAGCACTTGCCAAGCAGCTTGGATACCGTCCAAAATCAGCAACAGCATCGAAGGCAGTAGTCAACGTAACGCTTGCCTACACCTCTCCAAATGCCCCTGCAACAGCGATATTACGACGCGGCAAGGCATTCACTGCCTTATTCGATAATACCGTATATCAATATAGCGTATTAGACGATGTTAGAGTGCCAGTTAATAATGGTAATGCCGTTTTAGAGAATGTAGAGATCTACTCTGGCAATATTGTTACCGATTACCACACTGTTAATGCTACTTTGAGAAATCAAAGGTATCTCCTAAACAATCAAAACATTGATACCACCACGATTCGTGTAAAAGTATTTCAGTCTGCACAATCATCTGCTTTTGAGTTGTATGATTATGCAGAAAATATTTTAAATGTAGACCCTCAGAGTAAAGTCTTCTTCTTGACTGAGATTGAAGACGAAAATTATGAGATTAAATTTGGCGATGGAGTCTTTGGTAGGAAACTAGAAGACGGTGAGTATATCGAGATTTCATACCTCACGACTCCTGGTCCAACTACAAATGGTGCTAAGGTCTTTTCTTTTAATGGTCTTTTAGAAGACCCAGATACAACTACTCAGACTTTGAATTCACTAACAGTCACTGTCATGAATTTGACTACTGTCAGTGCTTCATCTGGTGGCGAAAATTCAGAAACTTTAGATAGAATCAAGTTTAATGCTGCTAAAAACTACGCTACACAAGATAGAGCGGTAACAGCAGAAGACTACAAGGCAATTGTAAGGAATTTATATCCTTCAGTTGCTGATATTACTGCATTTGGTGGCGAAGAGGACAGTCCACCTGAATATGGTGTTGTAAAAATCGTCGTAAAACCAAAATATGCGACTGCACTCACGTCTTTTACCAAAAAAGACCTTGAGACTAAGTTGAAAAAGTATAGTGTTGCCTCTGTAACGCCAAAAATCGTCGATCCGTCGATTCTATACGTTGAGATGACCTCAAATATTTACTATAACACTAATTTGACGACTTATAAGTCAGATAAAATCAAATCGATGGTCATCAAAAACATTGAAGACTACATTGAGTTATCTGACACTGAAAAATTCAACGGAAAATTCCGTTATAGTAAATTTACTGGTGTAATCGATGATTCTGATACATCGATTATGTCTAATTTGACTAGCATTGAGATGAGAAAGGACTTCTATCCTGCTCTCAACTCAAAATTCTATTATGAGATTTGCTTTAAGAATCCAATTGTCTCTGATGACATGCCAACGATTCGTAGCACAGGATTTACTGTGCGTGAATACCCTCTAGATACTGTTTATATTGAAGACAGAATGGGTAAGTTGGTCTTGTATAAATTAGATAGTGTAACAGGTGATAAAAAAGTCCTAAATGCCAATCTAGGCGAAATTGATTATGGGACTGGAGAGTTGAGAATGTATGATTTGATTATCGTTAAAGGTAGTTTTAATGATGACAAGATTGAGATTCGTGCATTGCCCGCACAGAATGATATTGTCTCAGCAAGAGAGATGTTCCTCGATGTAGACATCACCAAGAGTAAATTCACTATTATTCAAGAGTAGTTAAATGGCTGCAATTAAGAAAAGAATTTCTGCGTTAGTCAATAAGCAATTACCTGACTTTATTTCCGCTGAATATCCAAAGTTTTCTGCATTCTTGCAGAAATACTATGAGCAGCTTGAACTAAGGGGACAACCTCTTGACATTATTCAAAATTTAACTCAATATTCAGATATTGACACTTATGAAAAGGGTCTATTATCTGAATTTACGACATGTACTGCTAATATTGCTGCTGGTGATACTACTATTAATATTGAAGTATCAGATTCTTTCCCAGAAACCAATGGTTATGTCTTAATTGACGATGAGGTCATTTTCTATGAGACTAAAACTGATACTACTCTAGAAAATTGCATTAGAAACGTTTCTGGCACTACAAAACTTGGTGATTTGTATCATGAGTCTACCTGGAAGCAAGGTAACTATGGAAATGGTGAAGAGCACTTGAGTGGTGCAACTGTTTATAACATTAGCAATCTATTTTTGTATGCGTTTGTTAAAAACTACGAAACACAATACCTAGCGTCCTTTCCAGAAGAGTCACTTAAACCAGAAGTTGACAAAAGGACTCTAATCAAAAACATCAAACAGTTTTATAGAGCAAAAGGCACCGACCAGTCAATCAAGTTTATCTTCAACTCGATTGTTGCTCAAGATGCTGAGGATATTCCTTCAATTTACTATCCCAAGGATAGCACGCTCAAAGCATCTACTTCTGATTGGATTAATAAGTTTGCTTTAAGAGTAAAAGTCTTATCTGGAGACCCAAATAAGGCAATTGGGCAAATTTTACGTCAAGAAGAGGATACATACAATACTAATGTTGGTAATGCATTTGCGACAATTGATAATGTCAATTTTTTAGGCAATTATGATGGTGAGAGTATCTACGAAGTTGCTCTAGCGCCAGAAACTATTGTTGGAGAGTTTGCTGTAGCACAAAAAACATTTTTAACAAGTAGACTACTACCTTCTGCTAACACTGACAGCAGAATTGACGTATTTTCAACCACTGGGTGGAAAACTGAGAAAGGTAAAATTGAAATTGGTGGAGAGACGTTTACATATAAGGACAAAAACGTCAACCAGTTTGTAATCGAAGGTAGAAATGGAAATGGCGACTATCCAGTCAACACTCCTGTGTATAACTATGCTAATCTCAGTGCTACTTATGAAGAGAATGGCGTAGAATACACTGTAAGATTTGTTTGCTATGGCATTTTATATAATTTGAATGTTTCTTCAGCAAGTCCTTATTCTACTGAGGGTGATGAAGTCCAAATTAGTGATTCTGGATTTGAAACAAGAAATACAGTCATTTATGACAAGTCACAATCTGATGTAAGATGGAAACTCAATAATTCCATTGCAAAAAGCTCCATTTCTGGATTGAGTGAGGTATTGACAGATGTTCAAGCGATTTATGAGGACGAGCAGTACTATTACATTGCTTCTTCTGGCCTTCCAAGTTATAGTATTGGCACTTTTAGCAATTTAACACCTAGAGACCAAAAATTCCTTAAATTGATTCGTAAAGAGTCAATTAGAAATACAGAATTGTATCCAACCCCAACTAGAGACATTGGTATCTTCTTAAATGGAGTAGTTGCTTATGGTTATAAGGATTATGATGAAAATGATGTGGTATTTGGCGGCGTAACTCATTTTACCGTTACTGAAAAGGGTAGTGGTTATAAGGCAGCACCTTTTGTGCTCATTGATGGCGACAAAGAAGCAGCAGGCAAAGCAATTCTTTCTGGAGAGGTTGTAGAGCGCATTGAAGTTACAAATCCTGGCAAAAACTACAATTCTAACCCTGCTGTTACGATTACATCTGGTAGAGGCGCAATTGTTACGGCAACGGTTACTAAAGACAAGGTAACTCAACTCACAATTGTTGACCCAGGTGAATACTACTCATCACCACCTCTAATTATCATTAGAGACTCTCTTGGAAGTGGTAGATTGGCAGAATATACTGCCATCGTATCCAATGAGGGTAAACTTATCGGATTTAACAAAATTGCTGAAGGTAAATTCTATACTCAAGCAAATGTTAGTGTAGAAGTCGTTGCGCTTGGAAAAGGTGCTGAAGCAACTGCTTCTATCAAGCGTTGGAAAAAGAATAGATTTGAAGTTACGTCAAAAGACGCTGAGAATGGCGCATTGTTTGAAAATTTCACAAAATCCTTTGGGTATGGTTATGCACACCTAGGTAATCCAATTTCTTTAAGAAATTCTCTTGGTGATACTAATTCTAATGTCCATTCGCCAATTATTGGTTATGCTTATGACGGAAACCCGATTTATGGTCCATATGGATATAACAATCCACTAGATTCAACATCTGGTGTTGATAGGATGCTCACTAGTTGGAGAATCAAGAATAGACGTGATTCTGATGGTCCAGATGAAGCGACTTATCCATTAGGGACATTTATTGCTGATTATTATTATCAGCATCGCTTTGGAGACTTAGACGAGAATAATGGTCGCTATTGCATTACACCAGATTATCCAAATGGTGTATATGCTTACTTCATCACAGTAAGTGCTGGCGGCACCCCAGTATTCCCATATATTTTGGGCGAAAGATTCTATTCTATTCCAGTTGAGTCTAATTATAATTCTTCCATTAATCAAGTTAACGTCCCATCAAAAGCGAGACGTTTGAAGACTAGTATTACTCCTAAAAATGGTATTGCATCGACTGCTCTTGTTGAAACTACTAGAGAGGGATATGTAACATCATCTGTTGTAGAATATTCTCCTAGTACATTTGCTGTTGGCAATCAAGTGTTTCTCGATGAGAGAAATACTGAAGGTATGGGTGCAGTATGTGAAGTTTCTACACTCAAAGGCAAAACTATTAATTCGATTGAATCTACTGACATAAAAGCTGTTAAGATTACCTCAAAAAATCCCGTATATTTTTTTGATAAGTCTATCATTACACAAGAGGGCACTGGTGCCTCTGGAGAAGTAGTTGGAGATATTTTTTCAAACAATGATTTCGTTTTGCGTAATGTCTCTGGAGTCTTTGACAATAATAACAAATTAAATTCAAATTTAAGAATTCTAAATTTGATTGTTGACACAGAATCTTTTTATACAGAAAATACTGTAATTAAATTTACTGATGGCAAAGAAGTCACGGTATTATCTATTGCTAATAATACTTTGAGGGTTGCCTCGAATCCGTTTGAAGATGGAGATGGTATTACATTTCCACAAACTGGTAGTGGAATCACTGCAGATGTAATTTACTATGTAATTAATTCTACTACTAATAGTTTTCAAATTGCACCCACGCCAGGAGGAAATCCATTATCTTTAGACTTAGTTTCATCTTTTGGTGTTGTAGCTACCAGTCAAGTTGGTACAGGACTTATCTTAGAAAGAGTTATTGCTGGTAATACAGTTAAAGTGAGAGTTGATGATGGTGATTTTACTGCGACTAATGATTATTATCTCCGTAGTGTGAATATTGATGATACCATTGGTTCTCGTATTTCACAAGTAGATGAATTGAGTAAAGGAGTAGAAATTTTTGATATCAACAATAACATTGGTTTAGTAACTACTGATGTTGAGCACAATATTACTTTTGGTGATAAAGTATCTATTGATATTATTCCCGATGACGCACAAACTACTACAAATTACCATGTAAGACGCAGAATTTACCAAACGGTAAAATTATTTGCACCCGAAATCAACACAACTATTGATGATACTGGTGTTGGTGTTACTAAACTTCTAAATGCTGGTGCTGACTATACCGATGGTGTTTATCAAGATGTAGAGTTATTTTTTGCTGACCAAACTCGTACCAGAAATGCTGGTGGTTTTATTGTCGATGCTGCGGATTCATTTATTGGTGCTCCTGGAGCAGAAGGTAATGCAAAAGCAACTATCACTGTAACTAATGGTGCCGTAGTAAATGTTGCAATTACCGATAAAGGGTCTGCATATCAAATTGGCGATATTCTTGCAGTTGCCGATTCGGATTTAAACAGATTGGCAGGGTCTCTAAGTCAATCATACTTATTTGTTGAGGTTACTCATGTTGGTTTTGGTATCAATAACACTGTATTGACACTTGCCGATGCATCTGGCGTTGCTGCTGATGATATTTTAAAAATTAACAAAGAAAAAGTAAAAGTAACTTCTGTATCAGGAAATAACGTAACTGTAACTAGGGGAGTTGAAAATACAACTAGAGTAAATCATTTTAATGGCAACGTAGTTACATTTGATAGGGGACAATATTTCTTTATTGAAGGAAATCAAATTGGTAGCGGCAATAATAGTCCTTTTGTGAAATATTATGATTCAGAAAAGCAAGAATTAACTGTAACATATAATTTAGACCAATCTTTAGAGTCAATTGACGAAATTACTTTCAATTCTTCATTTACTGATAACGGAACTCCAGCAAAAACTGTAAGGGTAGATTCTGTAACTTCTCCAGCAACATTTAAATTTGAATTTTCAAAATTTAATACTTCTGGTCCATGGACTCCTAATCCCATCATTCCAGTACAGAAATATTATCGTTACAAGTTTATCACTAGTGACCCTTCAATGGGTGGGTCTTTCTTGGAATTTTCTCCAAGCAGAAATAAAAATATTGTTACAACAGAAGCAGAAAAAGGAAGTCTTTTACCTGGCACAGGAGATGCAAACACTTCTTACGTTTCTGTTAAGTTTGGTTTTGGAGATGCTTCGCCAACAAATACTTATACCGAAAAGAAACAAATCGATTTTATAAATTATTACTATTTTGATAAAGCGGGAGTAGTAAATTCTGATGATAGTTATTTGTCTATTGTAGACGACCCTTTACAAGGGGATAAAACCGTCAATTATGTTTCCCCATTTTCTTTTGCATACGATTTAAATTCTTCTCCAGAATATGATGGTTCTGGATTATTTTCATATACCACAAATTCAATTTTTACTAATGGAGAAATTGATAAAGTTAAGATTGTGAATACTGGCAAGCAATATAAAAAATTACCTATCACATATGGTGTTTATCCTTCTATTGCGAATAGATGTATTCCAAGATTAAATTATAGTGAAAGCAATAACGAAATTCTATCCATTTCCATTGCTACAGCAGGTAGTGGATATTCTAAACCTAGAATTCTTTTAGTTGATAATGGAATTCCAGTCTATTTAAAATTCAATATTGTGGTCGGTAATAATGGAGATATTATTGCAATAAAACTAGAAGACAAGTATACATTCACATCTGAGCCATTAATTTATGTTTTAGAAAGTGATGTAAAAGTATACTTTGCTAGTAATACAATTGGTGTTCCTAATAACATTAAAATTTCTTATAATGGCACATCATATTATAGTGATTCAACAATTTCATCTTTATTGACTTCTCACCAAATTTTACAAGTAACAAACTTAGGTGAGAATAATTTCTTGAATGGCGAAATCATTAAACAATATGAAGGTGGTTTTTTAATTGCTGAAGGTCAATTAGCGAAAGACGGTTATGATTCTAGAAAAAACTTTTTAAAAGTCAAAAATGTCATTGGTGAGTTTAAATCTGGTCTTCCTGTTACTGGGACATTGTTAAATCGCAGTGCAGATGTTACTAATGTGTATTTTACATTATTTAACCCTGAAATTAAATCATATTTTGATAATGCTGGTTATTTTGATACTAATAGAGGACAACCTTCTTCTTATACACAGAAGTTGGCAGATTCTTACTTCTATCAAGATTATTCTTATGTTGTAAAATCTAAGAGTCCTATCAATATTTGGAAAAAACTAGTCAAGCAGACTGTCCATCCAGCTGGATTTAAAATGTTTGGCGAAGTTGCTATTGATGCGACTGCTAGCACTCAGATGCCATCTGGTCAACCCAAGATTGAGAATATTAGTAAACTCACTCTCTGGGATCCAGAAAAAAATAAAGTTACTATTAAGAGCACAAGAAGGCAGATTACTCAATCAACGATATCTGTCAGAGACACTAATGTACAAAGAGGAAGAGGTGAAGTATTAGTATCTGGTATTGATACTACAGAATTACTCTCATACCAATTTGAGTTACAGCAATCTTTTGATGGTGACTTTGATGAAGCTGGTAATATTGTAGGCACTAGGACATTCAATATGGTATTACCTGGGTCTGGTATTCTTAATGTCGCAAATCAGAATAATCTATTCATCACTATTGATGGAATTGTCCAAGAGCCTGGTGTAGCATACACTGTATCTGGGTCTACGTTAACATTTGCCAAGGCACCTCTTGGACCAAGAAGAGCAAATAATCAAGACATCGAGCCACAAAAATTTGTTGGTAGATTAGTTAGATTTAAGAATGATGCTCTCAATAATCAATACTTCAGAAAGATTAAGAATATTCAAGAGCAGTTTGATGGAATAACTACCAGATTCCCGCTATATTATGATGATGGCACAGATGTCATTCTAGATGCAAAGGAAAATCTATTAGTTTCTCTAGATGGTGTTATCCAGGAAAACAAGATGACACCTTTGATTCCTGCATTCGCATCTTATTATATCGATAGAACGGTAACACCTAATGATATTGTATTCATTGATGCTCCCAGAAGACTTGATGATGTCAACTATACTAGATTCTTTGCATATGGTATTAGTAATTATGAAAGAATTCAGTTGGAGACCGACTTATATGATGGTGTGAGAAAGGGTCCTTTTATTATGAGGACGGTTTTGGGCAATCAAACTATTACTGTTAATAATGATAGGACTATTTTAGTTTTTATTGAGGGCATTTTGCAAATTAGAAATCGTGCATATTCTGTCACGGGATCTACAATTACATTTTCTGAGCCTCCAAGACCTGGACAGATTATCAATATTTTATATGTCTATGGTAGAGAGACAGAAAGAAAGTTAACTTTCTACAACTTTGAAACGAACAAATATTTCAATACAGTTGATTTAATTTCTAATGCATTTATTACTAATGAACAGTTAGTAAAATATAACACTGTATATCAAGGAAATTCACTTGGTGAATGGACTGCAATTGGCGAAATATTAACTTCTTTTGCTAGCACTGACCCACAGACAGGTGACCCCACGCTGAGAATTATCTTTAAACAGCAAAATGCTCGATTTGATGCTCAATATCCAGTTAAACTAGCAAACTATAAAACTTATGCTTCAGAATTTAGCATAGATTCTTCAAATATTGTTTCTTTAACAGATTTTGTTGAAGGTGATGAAAGATATGAGCAAGTCTTTAAAACAAAAGCTGGATGGATGGTTGGCACCGAATTGCAACCAGCATACAGAAATAATATTAATGTTGGGGATAGAGTTAGAGTAGATGGCGAAGAAGATTATAGAGAAGTTTTATCTATTCCAGATGTATTAAACAAATTAGGACATAGAGCAAAAGATTTAATCAAAGATAATCACTGGGCTCAAGTTGGGGTTACTGATTATAATGGACAGATTGATGGTATTGGTTTAAGTGTATTGGCACAACTTACAGAAGGAAAAGTAACTTCTATCACTTGGAATCAAAGAAATTATGCTGAATATGCATATGCAGTATCAGATTCTGCGATTATTCCTAAAGTTGTTACTACCAGGAATGGATTGGTATTTTTAGATAATATCAAACAAGTTTTATTAAGATCTGGAGAATATATTAATGTAACCAATCCAAATCAATCAGTATTAATAACAAATCCAATTAATATTCAACCAAATGCTTTTGGTTATCGTGAGACTCCAAGATTGATATTTGTTCCTCAACCACCAAGAGATGAATATGGCAATATCACTGGTCCTGTAACTGGTGGTGGTGCTAGTGGTTTTGCTATAATGAATCGTGGCGAAGTTATTGATGTAGTTTTAACTAGCTCTGGTAGTGACTATGCAGCTCCTCCAAAAGTTTTAATTACTAGAGGGTATGATATTTTTAGAAGTCCCACTGGAATTATTGAATCCAGAACAGATTTAATTCTTAAACCCATAATTAAATCTTTCTTTAGTATTTCATCACAATTCTTGCTTGATATTGGATCTAAAGCAGTACCTGACTATACAGCAACTATTGATAATAGAATTAGATATGATTCCACAAATCCAACGATTATTGTTACTCCACCAGTAAAAATTGCTCCAGTAGTTGAGGGCAAAAAACAACTTACTGCCATTATCAATGCTGAAGTTGGTCAAGCAAATACAATTACAAGAGTTGAATTCCATAGAGTTTCTACTATTACACAACCAATTAATATTGAATCTTCTTCCACAGTTACTAAACTCATTACTGTATTTGCCGATTTTGGTGCATGTGACGTATACAGTAGCAGTGTTGACGAAGATAAGTATGAGTTTGCTCAACTTGGTAATAGATTCTCGGTATATGAAAATATCAAATTTAGTCAAGACTTAGGTATTGCATCATATGCAGGACAACCAGTCAGTCAACAAAATACACTCCAAGAGATGGAGATTTATTATCCTACTGTTACTATTGGTGATTTTGCTGATAGAAGTGAATCTTCACTTAGTGCAAATGGTGCTAATTGGAAACTGACTTGGCCATCAATCAATGAATATGGAGCAATTCTTGATTCTTCTTTATCAGATACTGATACTATAGTATATGTCCCAAGCACTGATAGATTCCCAGCATCAGGTAAACTTCTAATTGGAAATGAAGTTGTTATATATGATGGTAAATTGAGTGATAGATTTACTGGTGTTAGAAGGGGATATTCTAATAACTTGGGTGCATGGGATATCACTGCTGCATCACATCTGGGAATAACTTTTGATATTTCAAATCAAGAATCTGTTAATGGTCCAAGAGATATCTACATCTCTCCAGATGGAGAATACATGTATATTGTTGGCACCAATACTGATTCTGTGCATCAATATAATCTTACAACTTCGTGGAATATTACATCTGCAGTATTTGCAAACACCTTCAGTATTGTTTCAGAAGAGTTTAATCCACAAGGTCTATTCTTCAAACCAGATGGCACTGAAATGTATGTGAGTGGTAACAGCTCAGTTTCTTTTGGTGCTCCCTCAAATAAGAGAATCTACCAGTATGCATTGACAACACCGTGGGATGTTTCTACTGCTTCATACTCAAACAATAGCTTTGATGTGAATACAGGTGTTGACCAAGCTCCAATGCAACTTTATATCAAGTCTGATGGTGTAACGTTATTTGTCCTTGGTGGTGGTATTGATAATGCTAGAGAAGTGTTTAAATACACTATGTCTACTCCTTGGGATATTTCTACGTCCACATATGACAATGTATCATTTAGTGTTGACAGTGAAGATGATTTCCCCCTTGGTATTGATTTCAAACCAGACGGAAGTAAATTCTTTGTTGTTGGCACACAAAATGATACAGTATATGAATACACCATGGCAACAGCATGGGATATCACTACTGCTTCATATACTGGCAATAGAATTCTTTCAGGCAATTTGACAAATCCACACGGCATTTATGTCCAACCAGAAGGCGATAAATTCTTTGTCATTGATAATAATATCAGTGAAATTTATGAATATTCGATGACGAGAGGTGTTGCTCACAATGCAGGTGATTACTTGAGAAGTTTGGTCTAAACAGTATAAATATAAATAACTCGGAATTACCAGAAATAATACAATAAGGGAAAACTATGGCCGCCATCATTTCTGAAAAATTCAGAATCTTTAATGCTAAGCAATTTTTGGAATCTTTATCCGAAGGCGCTACAGGCACTGAAGCAACTTCTGACGAAAGAACAAAATCCTACTTCTTTGTAGGTCGTCCCCAAAGGTGGAATGCATATTTAGAGATTTACTCCACTGTTGGCACTTTCTCACTAGGTGAGACTGTTTATGTCACTGGTAGTGGCATTACTGCATCAAACTCTCCATTCCGAGCAACAGTAGAAGCAGTTTACCCAAATAGTATTCTTCTATCTGGTGTTTTCCCTAATATTTCAGCAGTTCCTGGCATTGGTAGTCAGATTAGAGGTGATTCTTCTAATGCTACTGCATATGCGGCAGTTTATAGATATGCAACTGACGAAATTCCTCTAAGACCATCTGATAATGACGAGGAAGACAAGAGCATCCATGATGACATGATTGCTCTTAAGAGAATTGGTGCTGACCAAGTAAGAGCAGTTGTAAGAAGATTTAACTGGAATCCAACTGTCAATCCTAAGTTTGACATGTGGAGACCTGATTACTCTTATGCAAGAGCAGCACAGGTTGACCCTGATGGTGCTGGAAGTTTAACTCCTGCAGAGTCTCTCGCAAACGCACAATTTTACGTTATCAATAACACTTACGAAGTATTTAAGTGTTTGCAAAATGGTACTAGTGTTGACAGTCCTTCTGGTATTAATGCATCTCTAGAACCCAAGAGAAATCCTGGTCCTACTGGTGAAGGGACATATGATTCTGCAACTGGCATCTTCACTGAGTATCCAGATGTTTCAAATGGTTACACCTGGAAATATCTCTATACAATTCCAACTGATGACGTATTGAGATTCCTTTCAACAGACTTCATGCCTATTGTTGAGGATGCAACTGTTACTGCGCTTGCAGCTTCTCAAGCAGGTGCAATTACTTCATTGGTATTGAGAGATAAAGGTGGCAATTTACCTGCTAGTGATGTCATTTATACCGAAATTAAAGGGGATGGTGCAAACGGTTTAGTCAGAATTCAAACTGACCAGAATGGTCAAATTTCAGATACATATCTAGTTGATAGTAGTGGTGCTAGAGTAAATGTATCTGGTAGTGGTTATACATATGCAAACATCTTAATTAAAGATGGCATGTTGTTTGAGAATCCAGATTTAACTAGTCCTTTCACAGTTTCTGCAAATGCATCTGGAAGCATAGAAGCAATTATTCCACCTCCAGGTGGACATGGCAGTGACATTATTAATGAGCTTCTTGCTAAGAGAATTATGGCAAACATTCGTTTGACATACGCTGAAGGAGATGGTGATTTCCCTGTGGATAATGATTTCCGTCGTATTGGTATCATTAAGAATCCTAGGTTACCTGCCCCTTCAACCGATTTTGCAACTCAAGATACAATTAGTGCAATTTACGCATTAAAATTAAATAACGTATCAGGAAGTTTTACTCCAGATGAAATTATCAAGCAAGAAGTTGCTCCAAATGAATTTGCATATGGCACAGTAGTTTCTTGGGTTTGGGATGAAGTATCCGCTGGTCAAACACCAACATCAGGTACTTTAAAGTATTTCCAGAGTTCTGATTACCATACTGATAATGGAGTTGTAAGAGCATTTGTTTCAGATGCTGCAAAACTTGTAGAAGGTCAAACTTCATTAATTACTGGCACAGTTGAAACTGGATATTCAACTGGTGGTGCAGTTCTTCCTCTGCTCGGTTTAACATTCACCAATGGTCTTGCAGTACCAGAACTTGCAAAAAATACTGGTGATATTGTTTATGTTGAAAACAGAAGACTAATTACCCGTGCTCCCGACCAAATCGAAGATATCAAACTTGTTATTGAATTCTGATATCTTTTTCTCATCATAAAACCTGTCACTTTGAGTAGAGATGCCACAAAATACCAACTTAAATACCAAAGAGTATAATGACGATTTTGATGCGTCTAAAAACTTTTACAAAGTCCTTTTTAGACCAGGATACTCTATTCAGTCTAGGGAGTTAACTACATTACAATCGATTCTACAGAATCAGATTGAGCAATTCGGAAAATACCAATTTAAACAGGGGCAGCAGGTCATTCCTGGTGAAGTCTCGTTTAACAACAGACTTAACTATGTGAAACTTGCCTCTGTTTCCGAAGTTGCTGAAAATGTTGGTGGAGAAATTGTATTTAACAAATACGATATCAAAGACCTCATTGGTTACACTCTTACTGGACTAATTTCTGGTGTACAGGCAATTGTAATTGAGGCAGCATATGGATCGGAAACAGAATCCGATACTATTTTTGTCAATTATATTAGTGGTGGTAATGATAGTGAATCTACATTTAGACAGGGTGAAGAATTAGAAGTAAATATCGCTAATAGTCCTATCTTAACTGTTGGGACTGATGGCAGCTCTTTGCCATCCTCTATTACTAGTGTAAATCCAGATACTCTGGAAGCAACACTAATTGATAGTCCTGCAATGGGTTATGCTTCTGCTGTTAAAGTAGAAACAGGTATTTACTTTGTTAACGGTTTCTTTGTACAGTGTGCAGAGAGTCTATTAGTAGTTGATAAGTATTATTCTCAACCATCTGCAAAAGTTGGTTTTGAAATTGAAGAAGAGTTAATCACTCCAGAAAAAGATATTACTCTCTATGATAATGCTAGAGGGTCTTCAAATTATTCTGCTCCTGGAGCACATAGACTACAAATTAATCTAAATCTAAAAGCACTTGAGTTAGATGCTGACACAGGTGATAACTTTATCGAGTTACTCACTCTAAGACTCGGTGTAATTCAGAAGAAAGTTAATAAGAAAGAATACAACGTATTAGAAGACACCCTCGCTAGAAGGACTTATGATGAGTCTGGTGATTATGTTGTAGATAACTTTCCAATCGAATTAAGAGAATATTGGCAAAGGACTGGGAATCAAGGATTATATCCAACTAGAGTCGATGGCACTGTAGGTCCACAAGGACTATCGCAAGAAGATGCAGAAGCAAAATTAGTTTCTGGTATGGGGTCTGGCAAAGCATATGTCAGAGGTTATGAAATTGTTAATAAAGAAACAAAATTTCTTGAGGTTGATAAAGCTAGAGATGTTTTAGTTAAAGAAAATAATAAGATTAAAACATATGGCACCGCATCATTTAATGTAACTAATCTCTACGGTACATTACCATTAAACTCTGAAGGTCAACAACTATCGTCATATCCAACAGTCTATATGTCTAGATTGTTTAATGACGGATATCTTGGATATAATGGCGATTCTGGCACGAGAAAAACTGTAAGTAGAAGGGGCGAGGCACTCAAGTCTTCTGCAAAAACAAATTTAATACATGATTATGGAGTAAAGACTATCTACCTCAAGGCAAAGTCTCCTGCAGCGGATTATAGCGCCATTCTAGGGACTAGATTGTGGTATGTATCAGACCTATCACAAACTCTTGCAGGCACTGCTGTTGATTATGTAGATGTCATTGGTTTTTCGCAACTCACCAGGCCAGATGATATTGGTGGAGAAATTTATCTGGAGTTGACAGTATTAGGTAATAAGAGAGATTTAGAATCTAAATTCCTGGAATATGATAATGGAGATTTTATTCCAACTGCATTAGGTAACTCTGGTGGGTCTGACGTAAAGAGAAGACAACTGTTTACAAGGACCACAGGAAATCCCACAGATGACGGTGATTTTCGAGCACAAAACTATTATTTCCAGCAGAGTGGTACTCAAGTCCAAGTATCTGACTTAGAGTATGAAGTTCGTGTAGAAAATGGCGTAAATGTATATATTGCCAAAGTAACTACAGTTACAGATCATGGATTAGTTGCAGGCAATACGATTACAGTAGAAGGTGCTATTCCATCTAATTACAATACTACTGGTGCTACAGTTTTGGCAAATGGTTTAGCATCAAAATATTTTGAATATGCTTTAGCAGATGATCCTGGGTCTGCAGCATCTGGTAATATTGTATTAACTGTGCCCATTTCAGAAGGCAATAAAATTTTCCCATATGGCGAGATTGTTGATTATAGTGAATTAATTACACCTATAATTGGTGTTTGTAAACCAAAAAATATTTCACTTTTAAAGAGAGGTAGTGGATTCAATCAAGAAACTGATAAGATTCTTTCCAAGGGTAGAGATGCCGCTGGCAATCCAATATATAACTCAATTTTTAAAGTTGAATATTTTAACCCAATTTTCTTCACCAAGTTAACATTAGATTCTCCAGTTACTGCGGGATTTACTGCTGGTAGATATGTAACAGGACAAACAAGTGGTGCGTATGCTGTTGTTGAGGGGTCTGCAGATTCTTCATATTCTTCTTTCAATACTCTTCATGTGAAGATGGTTTCTGGCACCTTTATCTCAGGTGAAACGATTATTGATGAGTCTGGAAATGTTCTAAGAATTGCTAAAGAAAATACCATCTCTCATTTTGTTGTCACTAAGAGAGGGTCTCAATATTCACAATCAACAGCGGCAGCATCAACAAAACCACTAAGTATTGATGGTAAGTTTTTTGATGTTTCGGTAGTTAAACCAGTTATAGAGGGTGGACGAGTTATTAGAATTGATATTAACGATAGAAAGGCATTGAGTGATGAATATGTATCTGCTCCATCTACCATTGTAAGTTTTGATGCAGGCACTCCACCAACATCAGCAGTTGTTAAAACAGTTTTATTTAAAAATACTGTATATACATACACGAATGAAAGTGTGAAATCTCTATTCTCTGAATTTGGAGATGGTGAGGTTAATAAGTTTACTGCTGATGTGGAAACATTCGATACCACATATTCCACAAGTAAAGATGTTACTTCTTCTACTTTTGAAGGCAGTGCTGGCAAAAAGATTCTTACTTGCTTAGCATTCTCTGGCAATCCTACAATTGACCTGCTTCCTGGAGATGTTGTCGAGTTTGTTGATTCTACTGGTGTATTACGCAGAAACATCATAGAAATTGTGACTCCTCCAAGTGGATTAATTAGAGGTCAAGTATATCTTGATACTGCCCTCCAAGAAGACGTAACTAATGCAACTCTTGTGAGAAAGAGAAATAAAATTTCCAATCCAGAAAATTCATCTCTTCTCTTCCCACTAGGATTCAAATCTGCTAGCAGCTTGATTCAAGATAGTGATGACACCAAGATTAGATACTATATTCGTAGAGACTTTATTACTACTTCATCCACTTCTGGTGGTCAGATTACTTTCTCTGCTCAACTTAAATTTGGCACACAGAGATTTATCGAATTTAGGGAAAGCAACTTCTTATTGACAGTTTTAGATAAAGGTAACTCAGATACTGGTTTGGAGAATGGTGATGTCATGTATATCACTGGCGACCAAGTTTCCGCATTGTCTTCTGGTGGTGTTTCTATCACTCTAGACAATCTAACCTTTAGGTCTGATGCTTCTTCAGCATCAAATGTTGTATTAAAGTTAACGGCAACTATTGAGGTTGATAAAGCATCTCCTAAGACTAAAACTGCTATTAGAAACAAAAGAATCGTTGTCGTATCATCTGGTGACAAAGTAATTCCTTTCCGTGGATATGATTATGATGCCAAGACTGCAGATGTTATCTCATATGCAGATGTATTTGGTGTCTATGGCACCGATATTAAGGTCTTCGAGGGGTCTGTTTCCAATCCTCCTACTCTAGATGACCAAAACAATGTAATTGAAGGTTATGATGTAACTGAAAGGTTTACATTTGATGATGGTCAGAGAGATACTTTCTACGATGTTTCTCGCCTCGTATTAAAGCCTGGTTTTGATGCTCCTGCGGGTCAATTAGTAATTGTGTTTAATTACTTTGAGCATTCTGCTGGAGATTTCTGCACAGTTGACTCATATCTCCTTACTGGAGTCCCAACATCAGATATCCCATACTTTAACTCACCTTCACTGGGTAGAGTTTATCTTGCCGACTTGGTTGATTTTAGACCTAAAGTCGATGTAAATTCGATTATCTCTGGATTCCAAGACAAAGCACTATTAGCAAGTAATAACACTATCTCATTTAATGGGTCTGGTGGTATTCCTTCTGCTACACCTGCTCACGACGATAACTTAGAATATACATTTGGATTTAATAGCAAGCAATATCTAGATAGAATTGATGGTATTTTCTTGAATAAGAAAGGAAACTTTATTGTCAAGAAAGGCAACTCTTCACTCAATCCATCTAAACCAGAGTCTCCTGATGATGCGATTGCTCTATACTACCTCTTCATTCCTGCTTTCACAGAAAATGTAAAGGATATTCGTGTAACACCTGTCGATAATCGTCGTTATACGATGCGCGACATCGGTAAGTTGGAGAAGCGTGTTGAGCGTTTAGAGTATTACACCACTCTAAGTATTCTTGAGCAACAAACATTTAATACTCAAATCAAGGATGATATTGGTCTAGATAGATTTAAGTCTGGCATTATCGTAGACAACTTTGAAAATCATGCGGTAGGTAATCTTAAGTCACTTGACTATAAATGCTCCGTTGATACTCAGCAATCTATTCTTACAGCTCCTACTGTTGAGAATTCCTATGGATTAAAAGAAGTTGTAACTACAAACCAAGAAAGGTCTGTTGCTGGTTATCAAAAAACTGGAGAAGTATTAACTCTTCCTTATGCAACTCAAGATTTTGTTTCTAACAAATTTGCAACAGCAGATGGAAAGATTAATCCAAACCCATTTGTAGTTGTCCAATATGTTGGAGATGCTTCCATTTCCCCATCTATCGACCATTGGTATGATAATACCCAGACACCAAATATTTTAAATAACGATACTAAAGTATTCTCAGTATTTGTTAATAAAATTGATGCTAGAGAAGGTTATGCAAGTCTTAATAATTTCTACATTACTAATTGGATTGGTACGAATAGAGCATTCTTCAATGTTAGCTCTTTAAATGATATTACGACTAATACTGAGGCAAATGTGGTTTCAGCAACTATCTCCACATCTTCCAACATTAGTCCTCAAAATAATGAGATTGGAAAAGGTATTACAACCACTACCAATGGTAAAACCACAGTTGCTTCATCACTACAATTATATGCTAGATCTAGAGCAATCAAGTTTAATTTAAGAAGATTAAAACCGAATACTAAATTCTATGCATTTATTGATGGTAGAAATGTAGCGCGTTATGTTTGTCAAGACGTTACCTATACAGGTATTCCTGGCAATTCTCTTGGTCCATTTGGAGCAAATGAAGATGGATCTTCAGTTAAAACAGATTCTAATGGAGATGCAAGTGGACTTTTAATTTTCCCAGCAGGGACTCCACCTTTACAAAATTCTTCTTGGACTGGAGATATTAACAGCGTTTCATATGAATCAGCAGGGGAAGAATTAAACTTTACTACTGGAATCAAAACAATTAGATTCACGACTAGTGATGAAGATGTAAATGATGAAAGTGTAGATAGTTTTGCAGAGTGTAAATATTACGCTACGGGAACTTTCCCAAATCAACCAGCATCTATTATTTCTACAGTACCATCATTCCTCAAAGGGTCTGAGGGCGTACAGTTTATTGATAACGCTTCTACACAAGCAAAACCAAGTCCATTGTCTCAAACATTCCGTGTTGAGAATATGGATGGTGGTTGCTTTGTCACCGATGTTGATTTATACTTCGCTCAGAAGAGTGATACTCTGCCAATCAGAGTATATTTAACGGATACAAATTCTGGAAAACCAGGCACACATATCATTCCTGGCACCGAAGTTGTTAGGTCTTCAGATACTTATTTGAGAATTTATGTCAGTGGAAGTCTAGATTTACTTGTTGGCGAAACAATTTCTGGATTTGTTTCTGGTGTTAAAGGTGTTGTTAAAGAAGTAGTTGACCAAAATGGCAATAAACTTTTACCTACTCTACAGAATACTGTGAGGGTAAATAATGACCAAGTTTATACTTTAGTCCTTTCAAACTACACCAGCCTTGATGGTAGTGGATTCCAACCAAATGAAGGTTTGTCCATTCCATCTTTAACAGAATTCAATACTCTTAATAACACAACTCTAACTGTAACTATTGCTAAAGATTCTGGTAGAATCGTTTCTCTCAATATTACTGATTATGGTGAAGGATATGATTCAGCAACATTAGTTATTCAAAGTCCACAACTTCCTGGTGGCAGTGTTGCGACAGCAAACGTATTCATCTCGAACGGTGAAGTGTTTGATACATCTATTCTTCTAGAAGGGTCTGGTTATACTGATGCCCCTTCTATTATTCTAAGACCTAATGGGTCTATCAGCAGAGAGGCAGTTATTGAGCCAGTGCTTGAGATTGATACTCCTGCAGTTAGAATGGGTGTTTCTGTTGACCCACAAGATGGTCAAACTTTAGATTCTGTATCTCCTACCAGATTCACATTTGATTATCCTATTTACTTACAAAATAATACTGATTACACATTAGGTATCGAGACTGATTCTACTGATTACAGAGTATGGTCTTCACGTCTAGGTGAAACTGATATTTCCACTTCACAAGTTATTACACAGCAACCTTTACTTGGGTCAGTCTATAGATCACAGAATGTTGATGCTTGGACAGAGGACTTAAGTCAAGATATTAAGTTTGTGATGAAAAGAGCAGTATTTGCCACTGATACTCCAGCAAATATTAGATTGACTAATGAAGAGTTGGGTTATGATTTACTAGACAACAATCCAATCCAAACAGATGCTTCGTCTAATGATAGTGCAGACTCTTTACTATTCCGTAATAATAATAAAATTATTAAAGTATCTCACAGAAATTCTGGTTTTGAAGACTCTGGAAAATCTTATGTTACTTTTAGACAATCTACTGATGTCGGTGGTGTTGAAGGAGAATACATCAATTCCACATTATTTGAAGTAAGTAACTCTGGTTTAAATTCATACAATATTACTTCTAATTTGGGCGCTGGATCCAGCACATTTGGTGGCGGTAGCACAGTGTTAGCATCTTATAATAGAAAGTATGAGAAACTATATCCACAAATTGGATATTTGTCATTCAGTGAAACGCCATTTAATGTCAGTGTTAAAACGACTAATATTATTCCACAAGACAGCACTGGTACAAATTACACATCTTATCAACAGTCTGATTATGAAACCACTTTCTTGAATGAAGAGCATTTCTTTGATAATCAAAAAGTTATTGCATCCACATTTAATGAAGTTAAGAATAATATTGACGAGTCTCTAGAATATAAGTTTACTTTCTCAACTACAAAAGATAATTTATCTCCTATCATTGACTTGAGGTCTTCATCTATTAAAGTTATTTCTACTCAGATTGACAAACCAAAAGGCAATGAAGTTAGATTTGGCAGAAGATATAAGTTACTATCTTTCTATCCTGTTTACAAGTTTAACGTAACTAATCTACCCGTTGACCAGGCAGGTGACCCAATCATTCCAACAGTAGACCAAAGTGTTACTGGTGATATCTCAAACTGCCGTGGTGATATTATCAAGGTAGTTGGATCTCTAGTTTATGTCAAAGTTAAGAATAGCAGTGTATTCCAAGCAGGTGAAAGTTTGACATTTGGTGTCCAATCATTTACTGGTGTTGCTGTTTCTCCAGATGGCATTACTAGGGTTGTAAGTAACTTTACTGTTGGCACACAGGTTGAAGTTTTCCAAGAAAACCTTTCTGATAGATTTGGTAATAAAATCTATGGCACTATTATTTCTTGGGACGATAAGACAGAAACTCTTACTGTCTTAGAAGAGAAAGCACCAATTAATGATGATTATACTTCTTCTGCTACAGGCAGTTTTGCTAGAAATTCTTCTAATAGTGGTGATAATCAAGTGAGTGATATTATTAGAGTTGGCGATAATCTATGGCATCAAAATATTTCACCCGCAGACGCTACTGATTTGAATGAATCTGTCCCTGGTTTTGTTGAGGTTTCCTCCATAGATTATTCATCTGGTGTCAGCTTTACTCCAGATACTACTTCTAAGAATAGCACTTCTCTCGCTAAATATGTTACTAAGGAAGTAACACTTGCAAATCCAGCAACAACAATTGAAGTTAGATTGACTGCAAACATGGCAGCACAAGATGATGTCGAGGTTTACTATAAAGTAAAACCAGTGAATTCTCAACTAGTATTTGATGATATCGAGTGGTCTGCATTTAACGGTAATGGATTACCAGATGTTGAAGTTATTCCTTCAAATGAAGCAGCTATTTCTGGATTGTTTGAATCGCAGTCTTCATATAAAGAGCACAAGTATAGTGTTTCTGATTTGAGTGAGTTTGCTTCATTTGCTGTGAAAGTTGTCATGAAGGCATCCAATCCATGTTACGTTCCTAAGATTCAAGACGCGAGAATTGTAGCGGCATACTGATGAATAAATTTTCAAAGGTAGAGGGACATGATGACCTCTACCGTGATAACACTACTGGTGCCATAATAAATACAGATAAAAGTTTATTTGAAAATAGTAAAAGATCTACATCTGCCTCTGGGATTATTAAAAACCTACAGTCAGATGTAGAAACTTTGAAAGGCGAATTGTCTGAAATTAAACATCTTCTACGAGAAATAGCTGGTAAGTAATGGCACTAAGAAACGTCCCCAAAAGTTATACCTTTGACCAACAACGTCAGGAGATTAACTCTCTCGCTACCGACGTGGGTGATATCACTCAACTCGCGAGTGGTTTACCTAGTGTTGTTGCTGCTATCAACCAGATTACTGCTGGTTCAGCAGATGGTGGAGAATTACTAAATGGTCCTGCAGCACCTACAGCAGGTGATGGTGCTAATGGAGATTTCTGGTTAGACACTAGCACCAATGACTTATATGGTCCTAAAGAAAATGGTGCTTGGCCTACTTCAACTATTTCTTTTTCTGAGCAAATTCTTTCTGGTGTTGTAGCACCACTTAGCACGCTAGGCAAAGAAAATGATTATTACTTTGATAGTGTTAAGAAAGAGTTATATGGTCCTAAGACTTCATCTGGTTGGGGCACTCCAACACCCCTCGGTGAAGCAGACTACCAGAATGTTTTATATGTAAAACCTAATGGTAGCGACAGTAATACTGGCGCAAGTCCTTCAAAAGCATTTCAAACAATCAAAGCGGCAGCAAAAGCAGCTGCTGCAATGGATGGCAACACAACCATTCGTGTAGCCACTGGCAAATATTATGAGGACAACCCAATCTATTTGCCAAAAGGCACCTCTATTGTTGGTGATAACCTAAGAGAAACTATTGTCATTCCAGAAAATGAAGGTAGAGATATTTTCTGGGTGACATCTGGTTGTTATATCAACTACATGGTCTTTGAAGATAACTTCAGCGGTGGTCTCGGTTATCTGGAAACAGAACCTAGTGACAATCGCACAATAACTGAAGTTGACCAAACTTTTAGAGTACTATCAGGACATACTCTACAAAAAATTGATGGTGTATTCCCAGACAGTGGAAATACCATTGAATTTAGAAAAACTAATCTAATTGCAAGTGCGATTGCAGACATGCTAGCGCAATTTCCAGCGTTAGTTAATAATCCAGATTATGACCAAACAACTTGCGAAAGAGACTTAGGTCTTATTGCTGATGCAATTATCGCTGACTTGAGGTCTGGTGGTAATGTCAAATCTATTCAAGCTGGTCTATCATACTTGGATGCTAATCTAGAGTTGATTCCTGAAATCCAAGGAGAAGAAATTGAGCAAATTTATGCAATCGAAAGACTTTCGTATCATGCACAACAAGAAATTTTAACTAACTGGTCTACAGATCCTGGTTGGACATATTCTCCTATTACTCAAGATGTTACTGGTTACCCAGCATGTGCCAGAGCACAAGCATACATCAGTACATTGGAAAATATTATCACTTCTCTGATGCAGGGTGGTGATGTTCCTCAATATTATGTTGGTCCTGGTTATATTTTAATTGACCAGGAATGGATGGAAGTGCTTGACTTCGATACTACCACCAATACATTTATTGTGAATAGAGGGGTTAACGACCCAATTACAGGTGAAGCAACCGTAGCAGCAAAACACATTACTGGAGCATTTGTATCTCAAAGTGCATATACATGGAGATATGCAGTAGCATATCCAGAACAAAGTGGATATGTAGGAAAAGGTAGAGTCAATTTACAAGCAGGAAATACGATTGTTAGTGGTAATGTTAATACCGTTTTTACTTCAGAATTGCAAAATGGTTGGTCAATTAAAGTAAACGGAAACACCTACGAGATTGCATCAATCGATAATGACGGTCAATTAACATTGGTTGACCCAGTTCCAGTTGGTCAGGATGCAACTCTAGATATTTACTATGTCATTCCACCAAAAGAAAGAATTTTCTTATCACCATACACACAAAACTGCTCATGTATCTCAAAGTTAGGTAAAGCAGTATATGATACCAACACTGGAGAGTATGATGCGTCTAAGACAAGAGCAGGTGGTTTGTTTGCTGATGGTGCTCAGCTCGACGGCAATAGCCCTCTTGAGTCTATGGTTGTGGATGCATTCACTCAAATCGTATTTGGGTCAATTGGTTTCCACTTAAAGAATGATGCATACGCTCAGTTAGTTTCTGTATTCCAAGTTTTTGAATCTGTTGGTGTCCTTGCAGAGTCTGGTGGTTATGCTTCTATCACTAACTCTGCTACTAACTTTGGTTTTGAAGGTCTCAAGGCAGTAGGTTTCTCTGATAACGTATTACCTATCTTTGCAGGTGGTCAAGTATCTAATGCTCAGAATATCACCAAAACAGATATCAACACTTCGCCAAGTAGTATTGTCGGCACAACATTTGCTTCTGAAACAGGTGGTACTGCAACTAGAGCAACTATTGAGGTTTCTATTGTTGACATTGGTAAGTTTGAAAGAGGTCAAACTGTCACCATCTCAAACCACGTTTCCACGCCAGATATTAATGGCACAAATATTGTAATCGATAATGTAGATTTCCAAAACAATCAATTACAAATTGTGTTACCAGTTGCATATAATGCAGGAAGTATTGTTGATGGATTGTCAACTGGTGAGATTGAAATTGCTTCAGGATCTGTATTTACTAAGTTTACAGTTACTGGTTATCAAGCGCCACCTATTCCAAACTACATTATTAAAATTCCTGGTCTTGGATTAGATCTAACAGGAAATGAGCATGTAGTTGGTGAAGTATTAACATATGATGAAGGAAACTTCACAGAATTCACAACTAATTTCCCATTATCAGATTTAGAGGTTGCATCAATTGCAAATAATGCATCTTGTCAATTATTTGCGCCATCTACTGTAAATAGTTCTTCTCATACATTTGAATACGTCGGCACTGGAATCAACTACACCGCATTCCCACAGAATGGTGGTATCACTGATGTTACGAAACAAAGTGTTGAGGTATCTTCTGGTAAAACTTACGTCAGTGCTACCGACCAAAGTGGTAACTTTAGTGTTGGACCATTCTTCAATGTAAATCTTAGAAGTGGTAAGGTTACATTCAATGGATCTGTTGCTCTCGGAGTCCTAGATTCTCTACAACTTAAAGGGTCTCCTGGTGTCCCAATCTTTGAATTCTCTCCTGATGATGACCTCGGTGGTCCAGTTGGTAGGTCTGATACTGTATTGCCAACTCAGCAAGCAGTTAGAGATTATATCAATAAAACTTCGGTATTAGGAAACTTTATTGGTCTCAACAAAGGCACTTCAAGCATTCCTGGTCTAATTGTCCAGTTGGATGCTACTGGTAAGATTGATTCTTCACAGATTCCACAGACATCAACTTTTGTTGTATATACTGTAGAAACTGAAGCAGAAAGGTTGCAGGATTATATTCCTGTTGCAACTAAGACGATTGTAAGTAACACTGCCAATACAATTACTCTCAATAATGTTACAGATTTAGTTGATGGTTTAGTTGTAACTGGCACAAATATTCCCAATAACACTAGAATTGTAATTGGTGGTATTGATATTGCAACTAATACCATCACAGTTGACCAAACATTACCAACCAGTCCAGATTTAACTGTTGGTGATTCTCTTGCTTTCTTGGGCGACCCTCTAAAAGCAGGTGATATTGTAATTCAGAAAAACGAAGCGGATGGTGACCCATTAACGCTTTTACAGACTTGGATTCTAACTGCATTACCTGGCACAGATGCAAACAATTGGGAATTGATTGCTCTCAACCAGTTAGATGCTGCTGCTATTGTTTCGGGTCTCATTTCACCATCTAGACTTGGCACTGGTGTTGCAAATGATGATACTTATCTAAATGGTCTCAATAAATTTACACCAGTAGTCAAAGGTATCCAACAACCAGTAGCATCAGCAATTACAGTTTCTGGATCAGCTGAAATTCTCAAAAAGACAGGTACACCATTAGATATTTCTTCTATCACATGGGCAGCAGATGTAATTACAGTAACAACTACAACTGCTCATTTATTAACTACAGGTGATTATGTTGAGATAGAATCTGTTATTCCAGATACTTTTAATGCAACATATGATGTCACTGTAACTGGTACACAAACATTTACTGCATCAAGGGTTGGCAATCCTGGAAGTTATCTTTCAGATGGTATTGTAACATTTGGTGTATTACAAGAAAGCGGATTTGTTGAGTTAGATGTAAATGCTGTATCGTATACTGCTGGACAATCTAGTGGAGCTAGCTCTTTAGGTGTTTCTAGTTTTGCATATGAAAGATTTACTATCGACACTCAGAATGTAGTTGACATTAGAGAGAAATCTATTAATCTTTCTAAAATTCAAAACATTCAACCAAAAACAATTCTTGGTAATTTAGGTAACTTAGCATCAAACCCAGACCAAATTCCTATTGGTATTGGTGTTGCTGGCGTACCAACATTTGAAATTGCTTTGAATGGAAATAGATATACAGTTTATGATGAAAATATTCAAAAATCATATGGACAAACTCCAGATTTGCAATTAGTTGCTGGTAAAGAGTATGTCTTCCGATTGGGAGATGTAACTGGTCATCCATTCAATATTGTTACTTCTCCTGGCACTATTGGTGCAAATCTTTATACTGATGGTGTTATTGGCAATGGAAACGCAAATGTCGGTGACTTAATTAGATTTACCGTCCCACAAGATGCTCCACAATTCTTATATTATCAATCTGGAAATGATGCTGCTAATTTTGGCATCCTTAAGGTTGTTAAAATTGGCGACAACTTAGAAGTCGTTGATTCTACATCTTCTTCCACTATTGTTTTAGACATATTCCCTACTTCTAGGTTTGATACTGCTGAATATTTAATTCAAGCAAAGAATACTGTCAATCCATCATGGATACATTCCACAAAAATAATGGTTATCCATGATGGCACCAATACATATGTAAATGAATACAGCACCATATTTACGGTAAAATCACTTGGCACGTTTACAGCAGAAATTAATGCTGGTAATGTTGAGTTGAAATATTCTCCAGAAATCCAAGGTAACGATTATCTCAATCGTTTGATTATTCAAAAGAATTACGTTGCAAGTTGACATATATGCTATAATAAATACATCGTGTCTTTATCAATGCACTCATGGCAGCAACTGATTTGAAAGCAAACTTCCAAAACCAACTCAAAGAAATCGATGAAAAAATCGAGCAAATTCAAGGAGAGTTGGTAAAAGCGAAAGAATATAAACTAAAACTAGTGGGTGGACTTGAAACTCTAGAATTGCTAGAACAACAAGAATCTTCTCCTGGTGACCTTGGAGAATTGCCACCAGAAGAAACAACTGAAGAATGATTTTAAACCCTTCTTATAAATACATAAGAAGGGTTTTTTTGTGTCTAATGGCGGCTATTCCTATCAACTTGGTTGTTGAGCAAAAAGCAGATTTTGAAGCGACATTTACTGTCACTGGATCGAATAATGTTGCTTTGGATTTGACTAATTATAGTGCCGAGGCAAAAATCAAAAAACACTACACATCTTCATCATCAACTAATTTTGGTGTTTCATTCCTTGACAGGACTGCTGGTCAGTTAAAACTCTCTATGAGTAGTTTTGCTACCAGTCTTTTGAAACCAGGAAGATATAGTTATGACATTTTGATTACTTCACCAGGCGGTGTAAAAACCAGAGTGGTAGAAGGACAAGTTACAGTTACCCCAGGCATCAGCTAATGGCGGAAGAATATCAAGTAACAATGTCATATAATAATGCAACTAATGTGACATTGGAATCAGCAACCAATACTCAAGTATCAACTTCATACATCGTGGCAGAATCACTAGAAGATTTGGGTAACGTAGATACATCTGCGTTAGACAAGACAGGTACTACTACAAATAATTATGTAATGGTATATGATGCAGTAGCACAAAAATATAAATTTGTCAATCCAGATGCAGTGCTCTCTGCTGCTGCAGATAGTACTCAAACAATTCAACCAGGATTACCACAAGACTTTATCGATACTCTCGATACTGACTTGGATAACTTGATTGATGTTGATGCTGGTTCTTTCTAAATAATAAATAGTAGAAGAAAATCGTATCTCGTAGGAAAAACACATGGCGGCACCAACGATTAAGTTTAAGAGAGGCTCGCAGGCTAATCTGCCAGCTCTCGCCGCAGGTGAGCCCGCGTTTGTTAATGATGAATATAATCTATATCTTGGTCTTGACGGCACATCTGGCAACAACAAATTTTTAGGATCTGCTCGTTACTGGGTCAAAGAGACCACAACGACTGGTCAAGCAGTTAAACTCTATTCACGTACCGATGTTAGTGGTGGTGGTAGCGTTAGTCTTGCATCTCCAGATGTAACCACAGACATCACATTTAAACTACCTTCTGCTGACGGCAGCAGTGGTCATGTCCTTGTTACTGATGGTAGCGGTGCTTTGTCATTCCAAGCTCCTGCTGCTTCATCATTTACTCTTGCCGCAGATTCTGGCACCAACGATACTTTTAATACTGGTGAAACAATGACTTTCACTGGTGGTGAAGGTATTGATACCGCAGTATCAGATAACCAGATTACGATTTCTGCTGAGGATGCAACTGACACCAATAAGGGTGTTGCATCATTCGACGCAACTAACTTCACTGTTGCCTCTGGCGCAGTAACCATCAACGATGAGTATGTCCAAGATACTGTTGGTGCGATGGTTTCGACCAACAGCGAAGCAGGTATCTCGGTTACTTATGATGACACCAATGGTAAACTAGACTTTGATGTTGCTGATTTTACTATCACTCTTGGTGGAGACCTCACTGGTAACGTAACTATTACCGACCTTGCTAACGCAACTTTAACAGCAACCATCGCTGCTGACTCTGTTGCTCTTGGCACTGATACCACTGGCAACTATGTCGAAGATGTAACTGCAGGTGCTGGTCTTGCTAAATCTTCTTCTGCTGGTGAAGGTCAAACTGTTGACTTGTCGATTGGCGCTGGCACAGGTATCACAGTTAACGCTGATGATGTCCAAATCAAGAATGCTGGTAGTCTAACCAACGATACCGTAATGGGTTGGGATACCAGTGGCGGTCAACTAGAAAATGCACCTATTACTTATAGTGGCACTGCTGTTACCACAGGTGGCACCTTAACTACTGGTGGTGATACCACTATTGGTGGTGACCTTCGTGTTAATGGTAATGACATCAAGGCGAGTGATGGCACAACTGCTATCACTTTAAATAGTGCTGATGTCACTATCCAAGGTAACCTAACTGTTTCGGGTACTACATCCACAACCAATTCAACCGTCACCACCTATGATGACCCTGTGTTGGAATTGGGCACAGTAAGTGGTGGTGCTCCATCATCTGCTACAACTGGTGACCGTGGTTTCAGATTCCACTACTATGACACCAGTGCAAAAACATCATCCCTCTTCTGGGATGGTAACACTGGTTTCATCTTCGTAGAAGATGCGTCAGAAGCCGCGGGTCCTCAGTTAACAGGTACTCTCGCTTCAGTCCAAGTCGGTGGATTGTGGATGGGCGACTTTGGCACTGCTACAAACCAAGTTTTAAATAATAACGGTGGCACCTTTGAGTTAATCAATACACTCGTAGATGGTGGTACCTTCTGATAATTAAAGGAGAAAATTATGAATCCTGATGTTGAAATAGATTATTCTTCGTTAGTGCAAGTCTATCAAAAAAAGATGACTGAATTGATACAACAGAATGTCCTATTAGAGACTAGAGGCAATATTCTAGCGCAGAAAGTAAGCTCCTTACAGGAAAAAATTACCGAGTTAGAATCTGCTAAGTCCACTAGTACAAGGAAAAAGCAAGCAGTAGATACTGCTCAAGAAGACTTTACATAAAGTCACCTCACGCTAAATAGCACTATTTGAGAGGAGCCACATGGCATCGCCAAAGATTAAGATTAAACGTACGGCTGTAGCTGGCAAAGTGCCAACTACGTCTCAACTTGATCTTGGCGAGTTAGCAATTAATACCACTGATGGTAAGCTATTCCTAAAGAAGTTTTATAATAACATTGAATCTATTGTCGATGTTGGTTCTGCTACTACGTTGGCAGGAAACAACGGAGAATTTCAATTTAATGACAATGGCAGTTATGGTGCTTCACCCAATCTCACATATGATGGGTTTAATGTC